TGCTTTGCTGTCGGTTTATGTGGAATGTATTTAGTTAATCGAGGTTGAAGAAGCTTCTCCAAACTCGGATTCAAAGACACCGCTTTCTGATAAGATTTTAAGCACCTTTGCTGTTTTTCTTGAGTCATCCTCTATAATCTCTGCTTCAATAGCATCATTGAAAAGTGTTTCCTCTTCTGATTGACCTATTGCTTTACCATCTGCATTTCTGCTCCAACCAAAACGATTGGTCATTTGCATCATCCAGAGAGTCGAATTGAAATCACGATTGGATAGGTTCAGTCTGCCCATTTCTTCCCACCAAGCTTGGGAAAGCATTTCACCGTATTTTAGTGCATCAGCAAATTCCTTGTGGGCTTTTGGCCACAAAACCATTTCTTCTCTGGTGATGCCTAAATAAACACATGCGGTGGTTTTGGATATCCCTGCGGACATTAATTTAACAAGTTTTTCAGGATGTAGTTTGGGGTTGTAGTTTGTGGGCCTGCCTCGTTTGATAGGCACTGGAAGACCATGAGATCCAATTTCAAGGATTAATTTTTTATGCTTTTCTTTTGCTATTTCTTTTTCAGTGGGCAATGAAGCTCCTCGTTTGGGCTTTCTTGCGCCATTGGCTGTTTTTCTAGCAAATTTTCCCATGGAACTTCCTTATAAATCAGAAAAAGTGTAAACCCTTCCTCCAATTATATATTGTTGGAGAATGGAAAGTAAAGAACTAAATTGTTGAAATACTTTACTTTTTTTTCTTTCTTTTTTTTAATTTAATAACGGATTGATTTTATTATTACTTTTTTTCTTTTTTTCCTTTACTTTTCTTTTCAATTCAATTAGATTTTAAGGGTGGGTTACGAAAAACGGTTTTTAATTAATCAATCAAGGAGAACAACATGAGTCCTAAAATGGAAATAGCAGTATTAAAAGACGCAAGAATGGTTTTAACATATAAATTACAAATCGAGGGAATGAGCGAAACAAGAATTTTAAGATGCGTGAATTCACTCACAGTAGCCATCGAGGGCTTGGAAGCAGAAGAGGAAATGCGAACAGGATATGAGACATACATGAAGGAAGATATTGAGATGATGAAAGAGCAGAGGTTGGCCAAAGCCAGAGAAGATATTTTGGACACAATCGAAACAGGAGTGAATTTCACCCCAGCCAAAGAAGAAAAAGCAGAAGAAAAGCCAGAACTAGAATTGGAAGGCAGGTGGAATGATAATCCATACCGAGCTTGCGTTCTTGATGGAATCAGAGCAGTACACCTAGACCCAAAAGGAGCCATCCGCAGTATCGCAGAATATGATTTACCAAAAACCGACAAAGAAATGAATTTTATTATCCGAGATATCAAAAAGACTTTCCCAGGCGAAAAATTGCTGAAGAAAAGAATCACAAATATACTAAATGAGAAATAAAAACTCTTAATTCAAACCGGGCCTCCGGACCCAAACAAGGAGATCAAGATGCCTAGAAAAACACTAGATATAAAAGACTTCAAAAAACACCGTCAATAACCTCCTCAGAAGTGTTCTCTCACAAGAGAGCAAGCAAGGCATATGTATAGCCTTGGAAGAGACTTTGGAGCAAGCCGGGCAAAGCTGCGGATTCAATTACATCCACTGGCTTCAAAAGGGAGGATATGAACGGGGGATTGCCGTAGGCAGACCGGAGGACAACCGAGAATATCTTGGACCAGAATACAACCGGGCGTATTACTAGGTTGCCCAGAGGCTTGTCTCTTTTCCAGGAGATCCTAAAGGCTCAGCGGTGTATTACTAGGTTGCCCGGAGGCTTGAGTGGGGTTTCTGCCCCACTTGGGAAGGCAGAAAAGAAAGTAATATTGATTTTATTATTACTTTTTTTCTTTTTTTCCTTTACTTTTCTTTTCAATTCCATTATCTTTAAGTTGTGGGTTACGAAAAACTTTTTAATTTAATTCAAGGAGAAATAAAATGCTATCCAAACAAGAACTAGTAGACAGAGTGGGATTAGACAAAAAAGTTGTAGCAAAAATGGAAAAAGAAAAAGAGGCAGTAAGAAAGATGCTACTAGCAGAAAGCAAAGTAATTTCAGAAAATGATTTGGAAAATGCCTGTGACGTAATAGATTTTAATATCTGGGAGACATCGAAAGAAACAGATGCGGTCATAAGTACATATGAAGAAGCAGTTGAATTCGTAGTTAGTATGATTTGTCAAGATACAATTAAAGATGTTTATTTAGACGCTATCAGTTAAACAACTTTTGAATAGGAGAAATAAAATGACTGACAAAGCTGAAATGCGACCAGTCTTGGAGATGACAAACGAACAACTTGTTGGAGCACTAATTGCTCTTTATAATTGTCAGACCCAAGAAGAAAAAATATCCCACGGGACTTCGGAAGAAAATGGCATGGGCTTCAACGCTTTCGATGCCGACATCATGTCCTCAATTTCTGAATTTTATCTCTCCAAAGGGAGGCTTTCAGAGAAGCAACTTCATCACGTGCGGAGGACCATTAAAAAGTATCAGCAACAGATCAACTTTATGGGACCAGCGCCCTTGGAGATAAAGATCACCAAGGCCAAAAGCAAAACCCCTCCCAAGCGCATCATCTCCCTCTTTGGGGACCAGATCAAAATCACCTTCCCTTTTGACCGGGCAATTATGGATCAGGTCAAGACTATCTCCGGGAGGAAGTGGAACCAAGAAAGCAAGTTCTGGAGTTGTCCACTAAGGGATTACAACGTCACTGAATTGATGGATATGGGATTCCAGATGGACCGATCTTTGGGTCAGTGGATGGATGGCAGATCCTTGGCAAAATCGGGAGTGGTCAAGCTGGAAAATGAATTCAGCAAAATGTATCCCTTCCAAAAAGAGGGTTTGGCCTTCATCGAGGCTAACAACGGCAGGGTGTTGATTGCGGACGAGATGGGACTTGGAAAGACGGTTCAGGCACTTTCATATTTGGGGCTTCATAAAGGGAAAAGACCAGCCATTGTTATTTGCCCGGCCTCACTAAAATTGAACTGGAAAAAGGAATGCGGAATGTGGTTGCCCGGAGACAAAGTTGAAGTCATCAACGGGAGTAAAAAATTCAGCGCTGCCGACACCTACATTATCAACTACGATATTGTAAAAAAGAGGTTGCCTGAATTAGTGGCGTTGAATCCGCAAGTTCTGATCTTTGACGAAAGCCATTACATCAAGAATCAAAAAGCTACCCGGACAAAAGCCTGTAAGGAATTAGTGAAGGGAGTGCCCCACATTATCGGATTATCTGGAACACCTATCACCAACAGACCGATTGAACTATTCAGTATGCTGAATATTTTAGATCCAGGGGAGTGGGGATCATACTGGAGATATGCTCAGCGATATTGCGGTGCGAAGCACAATGGATACGGTTGGGATTTCACCGGAGCAACGAACACCGAGGAACTTCATCAGAAGTTGACCAGATCCATCATGGTCAGAAGATTGAAAGAAAATGTCCTCAAGGATCTTCCTAAAAAAGTTCGGTGTGTTGTTCCGATTGAATTAGATAATTCACGAACGTACAATTCAGCGGCAAAATCAATCATCAACTTTATCCAGGCGAATGAAGGAAAAGAACGGGCAGAAAAAGCCAAGGCAGCAGAAGTCCTGGTCAAGATCGAAAAGCTCAAGCAGCTGGCACTTCAAGGAAAGATCAAACAAGCCATTAAGTGGATTGAAGATTACTTGGAGACCAATGACAAGCTGGTGATCTTTGCTACTCATACCGACACACTAGATCAGCTTCAGGCGGCATTCCCTGACTCAGTTCGGATCGATGGAGGAACCAGCCAGGTGAATCGACAGAAAGCGGTTGATGATTTCCAGAACAAGCCGGGAGTCAAAGTGTTCCTTGGGAATGTCAAAGCTGCTGGAGTTGGATTAACTCTGACTGCTGCAAACGCGACCTGCTTCCTTGAGTTCGGTTGGACTCCGGGAGACCACGATCAAGCTGAGGACCGTGTCCACCGGATCGGGCAGAAAGCTGATTCAGTTATGGCTTACTATTTGGTTGGGCAAAACTCAATCGATGAGGACATTGCTGAGCTGATCGATAACAAGCGAAAAGTCCTGACTCAAGTCTTGGATGGGAAGGATGTTGAGGACAATTCCTTGTTCTCTGAACTACTTGATAAACTGAATACATAAAGTCCACGCTATGGGCTTCTACACTCCTTGTGACTAGTAACCCACAACTACTAGTTTGAGGCCCATAGCTCCTCTTTTAACCACTAATTAAAGACTATATTATGGGATATGACGAATGGTACAAGAAATTAGAAAAACAATTCATCGTTGAATATGGGATCAGCCCAAGT